TGGGCCTCCCAGTCAAGTCCAGCCTCTTTGCGCCACACATCAATGGGTGCATCAGGTGTCAACTGTTGACCAAGACCGTGCCAAGGTTTTTGAGCAACGTATGCAATTTCTGCTTTGTTGGTGAAAGAGTTTTTTTCAATCAAGTGAGCCATGGAAAGTATCTCCGAAAAGTACCCTATGCAAAACGCTGGGGGATGACGTAATTATAAGCCAGCTTAAATAACCCTGTAAAGTGACGGGTTATATAAGCCCAGTTATAATGGCGCAATGAAAAAAAAGGATGCGTTACGACTGGCAGGTTCTCTTAAGGCTTTGGCAAAGTTGCTCGGTATAAGCCAGCCAGCCATAAGCCAATGGAAAGAGAATGTTCCGGCGGCGCGTTTGTGGCAATTGCGGGTTTTGCGCCCCGATTGGTTTACGGAGTAAAATGGATAAAAGACGCTTGGCGGCGTTTCACAGTTGGGCTATTCCTGAAGTCTGCTGGTACTGTGCCAGTCCGCCAACATCCGCAAGGGTGAGACCTCAGGAATAGCCTTTTTTTTGGGCTTTTATGCATTACTACCAGTTCAACATTGGCGACTATCGAGCCGCTACAGCGCATCTATCTAATGAGGAGGACTTAGCATATCGCAGACTTTTAGATATGTATTACGACACAGAAAAAAAAATACCTATCGATACCCAGTGGGTTGCCAAAAGGTTGCGAATGGCGGTCGAGGTGGTTAACGAAGTCTTACGAGATATGTTTGTTGAGCATGAGGACGGATGGTTTCACGCTAAATGTGATGACTTGATACAGCAGTATCACGCGATGGCTGAAAAAAACAGGGCCAATGGTCGCTTAGGTGGGCGCAAAAAGAACCCAGTGGGTATCCCAGCGGTAACCGACTCGGAACCCAACGCTAAGCAAACTATAAACTATAAACTAGAAACTAATAACGAAGATACATATATATGTCCACCTGACGGTGAACTTGCATTAGCAAAAAAATTGCCAGACTGCGAACACAAAGGGGTCATTGAACTCTATCACCAGTGGTTACCAACCCTGCGGAAGGTCGAGGTCTGGAATGCAACCAGACAGGGTTATCTACGGCAAAGATGGCGAGAGGTTGCTGAAGAACTTGCACAGGATAAGCAGATTGAAACAGCCCATGTACTGAACTGGTGGGGTGAATTTTTCCAACACATTGGCAAATCTAAATTTCTGACCGGAAAGATCAACAGCAAGGATGGTCGTGCATTTACTGCCGATCTTGAGTGGATTTTGAAACCAAGCAATTTTGCAAAGATCGTAGAAGGGAAATACCATGGCAATCACTAATTTCAAAAAAGAAGAACCGCAAGACAGCTTTGATCGCTTGATGTGTTCTGTGCCGGGATGCCACAAACGCTGGTCGGTTGACATGGGTAAACCAATGTGTAGCGAACATCAATGGTCTGACAGAAAACCAGCTACAAGGCGCGACATTGCAGTTGCATTGACGCAACCACCAGTTCAGCACTGGCAAGATGACGAGGTGTTTTGATGTATGACTACAAATATTTATTGGACAAAAGACGGGAAGGCCAAGAATTTAGCCTTGTTGACATCAACCGAGCGTTGCAAGATGCTGGAGACCTTACGCCAGACAGAATCGAAAGAATGGATACGCAGGTATCGCTTGAAGGTCAAAGAAGTTGGTCGACAAAAAGCACGGATTTGGTGGGAGGATGTGAAGGCGGACATTCTGAAAAAACGTGGACAGGCTGGTCTAGATACCTTGACTTCAGGAATGAATCATGATGTCAATCGTATTTGATGTGCCTATTGAACCCAAGGGAAAAGGCAGACCAAGGTTTTCCCGACTCGGAAAGTTCACCAAGGTTTACACCGATCAGCAGACTCTTGATTACGAAACCGCAATTCAGGCGTATGCAAGCAAAGCAATGGGGTCGCAGAAACCACTAGAAACGCCTGTGAGCGTTTATCTGTACATCAAGGTATCAATTCCTCAGTCGTACTCAAAAAGCCGCAAAACAGCGTGTCTAGATGGTTTTGAACGACCAGCAAAGAAACCCGACATTGACAACGTGGCAAAAGCATTTTTGGATGCCATGAACGGCACGGTTTACCTTGACGATACGCAAGTTGTCGAACTGAACATCAAAAAAGTCTATTCAGCGGTGGCTGGTGTGGATGTAGCAATCATGGAGACAAAATGAGACCAGAACAAGCGGCACAAACAATTCGAGACAAAGCCCCAGCTTATGGGGAAGCCAAAGCCCAAAGGGTATACCTTGAAGAATTTAGGAAATCCAAAAAAGCCTTGCTTATGAAAGATGCCTTAACATTGGGCATTGAAGCGGCAAATGCACAGGAACGAGAAGCCTATGCACACCCAAGTTATCAACAGCTTATTCGTGGACTTGCTGAAGCAATTGAAAAAGAGGAAACTTTGCGTTGGGAACTTGAGGCGGCACGACTGGACATCGAAATTTGGCGATCACGGGAAGCAACTAACAGGAATCAGGACAGGGCACACCAATGAAGTGTCCAGTTTGCGGTACATGGACAATCGTTAAAGAGAGCAGAGAGTCAACAGGAAACACACGCAGAAGGAGATTGGAATGCGCCAATATGCACAGATTTTCTACACTGGAGACCATCATTGAGAACAAAGCACGAATACGTCAGAAGCAAAAACTTGCTGAAGATGGTTGCAAGTCTTGATTGTCAAGTTTGTGGGTCAGGACACATGGTCCAAGCGGCACACACAAACTGGGGCGGCGGTAAGGGCCGAGGAGTGAAAGCTGATGACAATCTGGTTGCTGCGCTGTGCTTGGGTTGCCATTACGAGATTGACCAAGGCAAGGATTTGAGCCGCCAGGAACGCCAAGAAATGTGGCTAAACGCCCATCACAGGACAATTGCTGCCTTGCGGGACTGCTGGCCTATTGACATTCCTTTTCCTGATGCGAAAATCTAGCCTTGTTGGTAGCAGTTGCCAATATTCGGGGGTTCGCCCCCTTTTTTTTGATATAGTGAATACATGAAAAAAGGTGGAAACACTGCAATACCCACTGGGCTTGCCATGAAAATTGTGCATAAGCCTGTGGATATATTGATACCATATATCAACAACAGCCGCACCCACAGCGATGAACAGGTGGCGCAGATTGCTGCAAGCATAAAAGAGTTTGGCTGGACTAACCCAATTCTGGTTGATGGGACAAACGGCATCATTGCAGGGCATGGAAGGCTTTTAGCCGCCCGTAAGCTGGGCTACAAAGACGTGCCAACCATTGAGTTGGCAGACCTTACAGAAACCCAAAAGAAAGCCTACATCATTGCCGACAATAGGCTGGCGCTAAACGCTGGTTGGGACAATGAAATGCTGACCATTGAGTTGAACGACTTGCTAGCAGACGGGTTTGCCTTGGAAATGTTGGGATTTGACCCAAAAGAGTTAAGCGCATTACTCGAGCCAGAAGTCATTGAAGGGTTAACAGACGAGGATGCCGTTCCTGAGACACCAGATGAGCCAACTACAAAGCGTGGCGACATTTACCAATTAGGTAGCCATCGATTGATGTGTGGTGACTCAACTACAATCAACGATGTGGAAAAACTTGTTGATAACGCCAAAATTGATCTTTGTTATACAGACCCACCTTATGGAATCAATGAAAAAGGCGATAGGACTGCCAGAAAAACTGGATTAGCTAAAAATCATAATTTAAAAGATTTTAAAGACGATACTATTGATTATGCTGTTGAGGCTTATCAAATTGTTGAAGGCATATTGCAAGTGCCTAGACAAGTTTGGTGGGGCGCAAACTATTATTGTCATGCTTTGCCACAATCTAACAATTGGTTTGTTTGGGATAAGCGTGTAGAAGCAAAAATGACGGATACACAATCTGATTGTGAACTTGCTTGGGTTAAATCTAAATGGTCAAGTGTAAGAATTTTTAGACACCTTTGGAAAGGTTTTAACAAAGGTAGTGAAAGAAACCAGCCAAGAGTGCATCCAACACAAAAGCCAGTAGCTTTGGCAGAATGGTCATTTGATTACTTTAAAGAAGTAAATACAGTTCTTGACCTTTTTGGCGGTAGTGGAAGCACGTTAATTGCTTGTGAAAAAACAAATAGGGCTTGCTACATTATGGAGTTTGAGCCTCATTACTGTGATGTGATAGTAAAGCGATGGGAAGACTTCACGGGCAAAAAAGCCGTGTTATTGACAGAAACAGTAGAATCTGCTTAATATTGAGCAAATTCCCCTCTATAAATGAACCACGAACACGAGCCAACGGCAGAAACCCGCAAACTGGTTGAATCCAGCAGCGGGTTAGGCTTACCGCATGAATCCATTGCTGTGCTGGTTGGCATTGATGACAAGACCCTGCGGAAGTATTACAGGCATGAGCTGGACATGGGCAAAGCCAAGGCCAATGGGCAGATTGCCAAGACGCTGTACAGCAAAGCCGTGGGCGGAGACACCACAAGCCTGATCTGGTGGACAAAGACACAGATGCGCTGGGCTGAGACTGTTAAGCAAGAACACACAGGTGCAGATGGTGCGCCTCTGCTGTTTGAGCGTATTGAGCGTGTGGTGGTGGATGCCAAAAACCCTACAGATTAACACCCCGCGGTGGGCTGTGCCACTGACAAACGCCAGCCGATACA